GTAAAAAAAGTTACTAATATGTTTATTAGTAGTACTTTTTTCTAATTGTTCTTTACTCATTTTTCCCAGAAAGTCAAGTACTTTCTGATATAATGATTCTGTTGAATTTATGGATTCAGATTCCAATGTAAATTGGATTTTAGTGCCGTTTATAAATATTTTTACTAGGTAGGTCATCTTCTCACAGATGTCTTTATAGTGATTTACAAGGCGAGTCAAGCCCGCCTTGTAAACAAAAGTTATTACGCTCCTGGAGAACCGTAAACACCTCTAGGGTCAGACCAGCCGAAGCTGTATCTTTCTCTAGCTTTGTATCTAACGTTACCAGTATCGAAATCACCTTCCATCGATGTTCTGATGGGAGATCTTTCGAAATACTTCATACCATTTGGAGCATCTGTTTTGATAAAGAATGCATCAGTGTCAGTTAAGAAGTGATTTACAGTGTATCCACCAGAAACCATTCCCATGTTTTTGATTGCATTGATATCGTTATCAGCTGTTCCAACTCTACCTGCTGATTTCATTAAACGTTCAGCTGTGAACTGAAGTTGCACTGGAACTATTAATTTAATCCCTTGTGCAGCAACTTTTAATCCACGCTCATCTGTAAAGTTAGCAATGTCAATAAGAGATTGCTCTAAAGATGTTTCGTTTAAGTCAGCGGCAGTTGTTAGTGTATTTTGAAACGTACCAGCGATTGTAGCATGCGTTGTAGAGAATAAAGGAGATCCATCACCACCTAAATAAGATGTGCTGAATCCATTATTCAATACGTTAGCGCCTGTTACTTGCTTAGTATTCGCCATAGATCTAGCTAATGCTTTTGTATATCTAGACGCAAGTCTGTCATACAAGTTGTCCTCAATCGCTTCTTCAGTGATTGCGAACGCAAGAGCTATCGTATTGTGCGTATATCTAGCAGTGAAAGTCTCATTGGCTTGGTCATAAGACACGCCTGATCCTTCAGCTTTTATCGCAGCATTACCAAATCCTGATAACATAACTTCTTCTTCAAATGCTCTTTCAGAAGTTTCTTTATCGAAGATTTCTTCGTGCTCGTTTTCGTAACGTTTGTATTCAAGTCCAAACAGAGCGTTTAAACCTGGTTCTAGTTCTTTAACTAGTTGTGATCGTGATATAGCCATAGTTTATATACTCCTTATAGTATTGATTGACCTGATTTAATCTTCACAATGAAGTCCTCACTAGCAACAGCCACTTCGTTCCCAATAAATTGAGACGGGCTTAATACTAATAATTGTCCACTTGTAGATGAAGCTAGATCTAATAGATCTGCAGAGATTCCATTTACGGAACTTCCAGCAGCATATAAAATATCAAAAGCTACACCGACAGCACTTACTCCTAGAGCAGTACCTGTTGATTTAACCAAGTATAGTTGATTTGGATCGTCAACTACATACGCTTGAATGTTACCTTGAGCAACATCAGTTTGTGTGTAGTAGTTTTGCCATGTAGGTTTGTTTCTGTTATTAGGATTCACTTCGATTAAACAACCGTTGAATACTCCTAATACGCTACCAGTAGAAGACGAAGTTACCGGAACAACAGTTCCTGTAGCTGTAAGAGCAACTAAATCACCTTGATAAAGAGCTGTTGACTGATTATCAAGAATGTAAAATTGGTCTTGTCCACCGCTAGCATATCCACCACCTACTTTGCCTAGTGGTCTAAGACCAAAGGCTTTAGTTGTGTTTGCCATATTATTTACTCCTTTAAGTTTATTTTAAACTTTGTTGGGTAGGAATTACTAAATAATTAGTCCTTCTTTGTACCACCAAAAGTTACACGAGTTTGCCTATCACTGCTGATTGGCATACTTGGATGCTGTTCCTTCATAGGATCGTTTGCAATAGCGTCAGCTCGTTCTTGAGTTCTTTTTGCAAAGTAATCTTCACGAGACTTAGCGATCTCTTCAGGTACCCTAGCCAGCACTAGGCCGCCAACTCCAATAACCCCTGCGTATTTGCCGTCTTTGACAACAGGATAATTCTGTTCAGGATATTCATCAGATCTAACTAATTCATAACCTGATCTCATTCTGCCTGTGATATTTTTAGTATCATCAAAGCCTAATGATTCAGCTCTTATCCATCTATGTCTAAATCCGTCCGGCGCAGGCGGTGCGTCTAGAGATGATGGTGGAGTCCAAACTTTAGGTCTATCATTTTTAGACCTTGTTTCGCTCGCACGGGAAGTCTTAATTGTTTTGTTTTCGTTTACCATATGCCTATACCTCCTTCGTGGTTAAATGTTTCGCATATTCTTCAAGTGGCACACCTAATCTTTTAGCAATTGCTACCTGTGATGGTGTGAGCTTCACAGTTTTTTTGCGTCCTGATTGGCTAGGACGATTAGCCGAAGCTACAACTTGAGCGGGTTTCGCTCTTTCTGTAGATATGTTTTCCTTTGTACCAAATTTATGAGGAAATTCAAGTCTTATTCTTTTATCAATTTCATCATAATATTCGTCGCTTTTAGGATCAAAGCCTTCATCTTCTACAAGTTTCTTATGCAAATCAAATGCAGTATAAGTCATTGCAGAATCTTTACCAAACCAATTGTTTTTAACTGCCCAATCTTCTGCTTTAGGGTCAACTGAAGCAGTTTGAATAGTTTGTTGAGGTGTAATTGTAACCTCTTTTTCTTTAGCTGGTAAATCTTGTTGAGCTGCTTTAATAGATCTTAATCTAGCAGATTCCATAGTTAATTCAGCAATTTGTTGTTGCGCATTAACTTGAGCATCTACATCTTGAGAATCTATAGCTGATTTAAGAGCTATTTTAGCATTAGCTAAACTAGAATTAACTCTAGTTTCAAATTCAGAAACATATCTTTGATCTGTTTTAAGTATTCTAGATTCAATCTGAGTTTTTTCTCTTTGAACTGATTGAGCATAAGATAAAGCTTCTTCTCTTTGTCTTTCAGCTTCTCTCATCTTACGAGTTAATTTAGCAATACGTTTTTTAACGCCTTCACTATATTCTTCTAACTCGTCTTTATCTTCAGTAGATTTTTCTACTTTATTTTCAGTAGTTTTTTCAACTTCTTGTTGAACTTCTATTTTGTCTTCTTTTTTCTCTTCAGCAACGTTTTTTGTTTGTTCGTTGTTTCCCAATTCAACTTCGGCTCCTTCTAATTCACCGACATCGATCATTGGATCGTTCTTTGGTCTTTTTTCTTCTATTGGCATAGTGCCTCCTATGTTTAAATATGATGAAGAACATCTTCAGGATTTTTAATAGTCCCAAGTACTTCGTCATCGTTTAGTAGTCGCACTTCTCCACCCTCTATTGGTAATCTTGAACCCGCATAACGAGCAAAGATAACCCAATCTCCTTTTTTACACCATGGTCCTGTTGGGTATCTTTCTTTATCGTGATACGCCAATGGTCCAATTTTAAGAACATAACCACAGTTAGTAGCTATTCTTAATTTATCTAATGATTCTTGTGCAAATATAATTCCACCTTTAGTTTTATCTTTAGGTGTGAATGGTAATACTAATAATCTCCAACCCGTTGGGTTTGGCAAACTATCAATTAATGATTCTGAAATATTTTCAGCTCTTATAGTTTTATCTTCTATTTTTTTATTTTCTTCTTGATATTTTTCTTCAAGACCTAGAACGGTCTTTGGTATTTCTTTAGACTGTGCATCAGTCGAGTTTAATAACGTTTCCGGCATCTTGTTTTAGCTCCTTGTTGTTTAGCAGGTTAGAGATTTCCTGTAATAAATATTCGTATGTGCGAATTTGTCCAAGTATATACTGGTATTTTTCCATATTGTCAACCCCACCAGAAGTTATAGTTAAAGTTAAGTTTTCTAACTGCGCTTTCATAAAGCGTTGTAGTTTATAAGCTACATCTACTGTTTCCATTAGCAATTCCACTTTCTCAATGATTTGTTAATCCTTGAGTTTGGATCGCGGGCGGTTTTAGCTGAGGTTAATCTCTTCTTCATACCACTCATTCTCGCACAAAAGGATTTTCTTCTATTAGCAGATTTAGAACCTTTTTTTAATTTACTAGGTTTTGTTGTAACTGCCATTGATAATTTAGAACCTGGATTAGCACGTCTATAAGATGCAATACCTTTTTTATTTAATCCACCTGATTCTGATTTACCTTCTTTACGTTGCCATGCTGGGGTAGCTTTACCACCAGATGCCATATAAGCTCTACCCATTCCTCTAGATGTAATCATATTAATAAACTTTTGTAACTTTTCTTCTATCCTTCATTACTTTACCACAACCTCTAGCAATAAATCCACCTTTTTTAAAAGCAGGATTTGCAATAGGATTAAAAGAAATACTTTTTGTTTTTGTTCCTTTTACAGTAACAGGTTTCTTTCTTTTATCTTGAAAAGGCGTCTCACTTAATTTCGCCATTAATACATTTTTGTTTTTTTAATTATAATTGCTTTTCCTTGACCTCTTCCAACTAATCCACCTTTTTTATATTCAGATGTTTTTTCAAATTCTAAACCTTCATCAAATTCTCTCATTTCTTTTGATGGAAATGTTCTTTTTTCTCCTCTTAATTTTTCAAGTTCTTTTTGTGTTTCTT